GGGCGGGGTATGCCTTGAAGCCGTGTCGCTTGACGACGTCGAACGATGTCTCCTCGTAAAGGGTCGAGCGCTGCTTGCCCGCCGGATCGCCTACGATCACCACTGCCCTGCCGATGTAGCGCTCCTGCAAGAGCGCAGGTCGTATCGCCCGCTGGAGCTGAAGTTCGAGGCCGATGTCCTCGGCGATGATCTCTTCGAGCACGAGCAGCCTGCCCTTGTGGTCGGGCTGGCAGATCACCGCACACGGATCGCGTCCAAAGTCGAGACCGACGACAAGCGGGTAATGTGAAACGGGTTCGAGCCCATCCACCACATGAAACGATTGCTTGAAGCTCTCGCGGAAGACGGCGGTGCCCGAGGGGTCGTCGCCAAACATGGCGTGAACGTAGCGCTTGCACCACGATTCTGAGTTTGAGCGGATGAAGCGCTCGTAGTATTTGCGTCCCTGCGCGCGGCGCGTCGGGTGATCGACGGGCAGCTTGAGGGTCTCAGGCGTCTGGGTGAGCCATTCCAGGTTCTCTGCCTCGTCTGACATGCCGCCCGGCTGAATGAAGATTTGCGCGTCTGGAGGCGGCTCGGTCATGAACCTATGCCAGTCGCTACCTTCTTCGGGCATGTTGGTATCGCAAATCATTCCAAAGAACGACGGAGCCCCCTGCTTGCCGGATGGGTAGCGCCCGAGACGGCCAGCAAGGGGGCTCATGATGGCGAGTGGCATTTCGATCGCTTCGGACATCCAGGCCATTGTAAGCTGCATGGACAAAAGGCGACGCTGGTCCTCTGGCGTTTCGAGCGGAATTAATAGCCAGTCAGAGCGCACATCGCCAACTTTGATGTAAATTGTGTTTTCGCTTACCCTGTACTCTGCGATGCCTTCAAGCCATGCCACGATGTCGCGAAGCACGGTGTCCTTCAACTGCTTCAGCGTCGAGCGCACAATCGCAAAGCGCGTATAGCGCAGCCCGTCTTCGGCTGGCTCCTGTTCGCAGGCGCGCCGGAACAGTTCGAAGAGACAAGCCGTGGTCTTTCCACTTCCCACTGGTCCCGCCACAACTCTAGTGAAGGCGTTGGACTTCATGAAGGCCGCGCATGTGGTCGGTGCTGTATAGTTGATGTGCATCACCGCACCACTTTTCGTGCATAAGCAGCACCAGCCTTGTTGACGCGCTTCAGCGCCGACACACCCTGGTAGTGACATGCAGCGGCACGGCGGGCGTTGCCGCGTGAACCGCGCCAGCACACTGCAAGATGCTTCATTCCATAGTTGGTCTGCACAGCGCACGATGCGCGGCGAATGTCGCCCTTATAACCAAGTCCGCGTGCGGTGCCCTTCAACACCTGAAGTGGCCCCGATGCGGTGGACTTCGGGTTACGCCTTCCGCACTTTACACCCGACTCGATCTTGGCGATGCGAAGTGCGAAGTGAACCGGAACGCCATGTGCCTTGGCGGCGGAAGTAACCAGCCTTGTGGCGTCAGCAGAGTAAGCAGGAACAAAAGAAAACGTAAGTAAAATACCGGCGGAAATAATATTCCTCATCAAATCTCCTGATGTTCAATTACTTTTGAAGTAACGTCCTTCTCAATTTTCAAAGTCTGGTCGGCACCGAGGTTGATGGTCACCATCAGCTTCTCCCCGGCGATCGCCCCATCCACGCTGCCGCCGACCCCGGCGAACTTGGACACGGTCTTCAGAACCTCGACCTTGGAGTTGAGCGGCTCCTTGGGGTCGTGGGCACGCGCGAAGAACTCGGGAAGAGCCTCCTCGACGAAGGCCAGCGACTTGATCTTCACCCGCTCGGCTGTGTTGGTCGCCGAGTTCCAGGCTTCGACCTCGCTGCGCAGCAGGTTCTCGAATGCTGGCAGTTTGCTGATCTGTTCCCAGCGATCAAGTGTAACGCCGTGCGACTCAAGTATTACTTCGAGAGGGTGAATGTCCATCGCAACTTCTCGTGCGAGTTTCAGCAGTGTTACATGATCGGAACCAATCAGTTGCGTACTAAAATCGGTCACAAGGACTTCTCCTGCAAGTTATAGTATTGCGCAGCATAGCAGTAATACTGTATTTAGTGTGAGATCGTCGAGATCTGGAAAGTAATTCTATGGCAATGTCCGCTTTCGGTTCGGTTCTGCGCGTTGTCGGCCCGCAAGAACTCGACGCGGCTGTAAAGGCGCGCGACGAGGAGGCTGCGGCAGCACGCGATGCGGCAGCGGCTGGCGAGGTCGTCCTGTCGAACCTGGCGTCCTACATTCGCCGCGAGTTCGACGTGATGAAGCGGCACCGCAACAATGCCGGTGCCGGGTGGTCGGACCGCCTGCTCAACGCGCTGCGCGTATTCAACGGCCAGTACGATTCCAACAAGCTCAACGAGATCAGGAAGTTTGGCGGGTCAGAGGTTTATGCCCGCGTCGTCGCCATGAAGTGCCGTGGCGCATCCTCGCTACTGCGCGACGTCTATCTCTCGCCCGATCGCCCGTGGGGGCTCGACCCCGCCGACGATCCCAAGATTCCGCCTGACATCATGCGTTCGATCACCGAGCTGGTGCAGGCCGAGATCGGCACCATGCAGGCGACCGGACAGCCGCCCGACATTGACCAGATCAGGACGCGCACCCAGCAGCTCGTGGAGTCGGCGCGTCAGGCGGCGAAGAAGAAATACGCCCAGCAGGCCACCATCGCCGAGGACAAGCTCGACGAAATTCTCAAGATGGGGGGCTTTTACAAGGCACTCGCCGAGTTCATCACCGACTTGCCGCTCTTCCCGTTTGCGGTAATCAAGGGTCCGGTGGTGCGCATCGTGCCCACCGTGACGTGGGAAGAGGGGCAGGCAGCGGTAAAGCAGATGCCGCGCCTCACCTGGACGCGCGTATCGCCCTTCGATCTCTGGTGGACGCCGGGGGTCTCCGACATCGAGGACGCTGCGGTCATCGAGCGCACACGCCTGACGCGCTCCGACCTCAACGATCTCCTCGATTTGCCCGGTTATAATCAGGAAGCTCTTCGCGCTGTCCTTGAGAATTACGGACAGGGCGGCATCGTTGACAACTGGGATACGACCGACGCCGAGCGCGCGGTGCAGGAGTCGCGCGAGGACCCGCAGCTCAACGAGTCGGGCCTCATCACATGCCTCGAATATACCGGCAATGTGCAGGGCAGAATGCTGCTCGATTATGGGCTCGAAGAGGAGCTCGTGCCCGATCCGCTGCGCGATTACTACGTGCAGGCGTGGCTTATCGGCAATTACGTGATCAAGGTGCAGATGGCACCGAGTCCGCGCAGGCGGCATCCCTATTACATCACCAGCTTCGAGAAGGTGCCGGGCACGCCTGTGGGCAATGGGCTCCCCGACATTCTGAACGACATTCAGGAAGCGTCCAATGCAACGCTCCGCGCCCTCATCAACAACCTTTCGATCGCGTCAGGGCCGCAGGTGGTGGTTAACGACGACCGGCTCTCGCCCGACGAGGACGGCGAGGAGCTCTATCCCTGGAAGCGCTGGCACGTTCAGTCCGATCCCATGGGGGGAAGCAGCGGCCCGCCCATCAACTTCTTCCAGCCGAACTCGAACGCGCAGGAACTGCTCACCGTCTACCAGCGCTTCGTCGATATGGCGGATGAGCTTTCGGCCATTCCGAAGTATCTCTCTGGCGCTGGCACTACTTCTGGGGCCGGTCGGACTGCTTCTGGCCTTGCCATGCTTATGGGCAATGCGTCCAAGATACTTCAGACGGTAGCGGCCAACATCGACCGCGACGTTCTCGATCCGCTCCTCTCCGCGCTCTACGACATGGTGATGCTCACCGATACCTCGGGCATCCTGACGGGCGAGGAGAAGGTCCGGGTGCTTGGCGTCTCGGTGGCGTTGCAGAAGGAAACCCAGAGGGCTCGTCAGCTTGAGTTCCTCCAGGTGACCGCTAACCCACTCGACTCACAGATTGTGGGTCCGAAGGGGAGGGCGGCGATTCTGCGCAATGTCGCCTCGACGATCGGCCTCCCCGGTGCCGAGATCGTGCCCTCGGAAGAGCAGCTCGATGCAATGCAGAAGATGGCTGAGCAGGCAGCGCAGATGCAGGGCATACCCGGTCATGGCGGCATGGGAGAGAAAGCATCTGACGCACAGGGCGGTCAGGCAGGCACCGGAGCAACCGGTGACATGGGACCGCGCACTCAGATCTCTGGAGGTAACTGATGAAGGATTACAGCAAATCAGCAAAGCCCGGTCGCCCCAAGTGCCCGCCCGGCAAGATGGTCGGCAAGTTCGCCAATGGTGGCGCAGTCAGGTCAAAGATTCCCGTCATGCTGGCAATGTTGCAGCGCCCCGCTCCCCCCGCTCAGGCGCAGACGCAGACCGGCAGGCGGGACTTCAGGCCCATGTTCCAAGACTATATGCGCTCCGGTAACGCACGGAAAAACCCCCTCGGTTTCATGGGGCAAGTCATGAGCGCGATGAGGGGGCGGCAGAAGTGAAAGACTACGGCAAAACCTCCCGCCTCTCGATGAAGGGCGGCGTCAAGCAGATCAAGGGACCGGGCATGAACAAGGGGTTGAAGAAGCCCCGCCGCGCTCCCGGCGAGCCCAAGGATTTTGGCAAGCCTGCATCCATGAAGATGGCGAAGCGGCCTGCCTTTATCGGTTCCTACCTCCCCGACAGGCTCGGGCTGGGTCGGAAGAAGTCCAAGCCATGAGAATGGCAAGGGCGAAGTCACTCTTGTCAATTTCGAGGTTAGACACATGATGAAGTCCAAGCAGAAGTCCGTGAAGGCGGGCATGAAGGTGAGCGGTGGCCGTGGCAGCATGGCTGGCAAGAGCGGTGCCGCTGCCGCCGAGCCCGGCAAGGTGTCCGTTGGTGGCCGCGCCGGTAACAATTCGTTCAAGCCCGACAAGGGGCGAGGCAAGATGGCCGGTTTCACCGGTTCCAAGTCTGCCCGCTCCTGCTAATCGAGAGGAAATTCAAAGATGGTTGCATCTCCCAAGACCTATATCGACGCCAGCGACATTTCTGGCGCAATCGCTGATCTGAACTCGGCTGCGAACGGCATCACCGCTTACGCCGGTGGTGGCCAGGCTAACGCCGTTCAGCTTTCCAAGACGTTCAACCGTGTCACCGTCGTCGCGACCGCTGCCGACAGCGTCAAGCTGCCGAAGGCCGTCGCCGGTGCGTCCATTGTTGTCTTCAACAAGGACTCGGCTGACTCGCTGAATGTGTTCCCGAGCACCGGTGACGCGATCAACGCCCTTTCCGCGAATGCGGCTTATGCGCTCGCTTCTACAAAGGGTGCGATGTTCGTGTGCTGCGTCAACGGCACCTGGGACACGATCCTGACCGCTTGATGATTGGTGATCGCGAACTGATCCTCAGAGCGGCAGAACTCGCACGCACCGCCCCCAGAAGCTGGAAAGAGTTTCTGGGGGCGCTTTCCAATTTTACGGACCACCAGAAGAACAACTGCATTCAGTCTCCCCTTGACCAGTTACCGGTAGCCCAGGGACGTGCCCAGCTTGCTGCGCACCTCCATGACCTGCTGGCCAATTGCATTTCAAGCGCAGATAAAATTGAAGGAAAGAAATAGTGAACGAAGCCACACTTCAGAACGATCCCAACATCAAGCTTCCGCCAGCGGTTCTCGCTGCCGCAGCAAGATCCAACGAGATTATCGCATCGTTGAAGGCGGGGCAGGAGCCGGTTACTTCCGAAAGTAACCCGGAACAGCCGCCCTCCGAGACGCAGTTTCAACAGGACGCAACTCCCGAAGCTCCTCTCGCCGAGAGCACCGAGGCTTCTACCGAGACGGCAATCGAGCAGCCGAAGGAACCCGTCAAGTCTGCCAAGTCGAAGAAGGCCGAATCCAAGGTCGAACCCAAGGACGATGAGTCGTGGGAGCGGCGTTACCACTCGATGAAGGGGCGGTTTGACCGCTCGCAGGAGCAGATCAAGGACCTCTCGTCGCAGGTGCAGAACCTTCAGGGCATCATTACCAACATGCAGATGCAGGCACCTTCCCAGCCCCTGCCGGAAATGCAGTTCGAAAAGCTCATCACCGAGGACGAGGCTCGCGACTACGGCGAGGACTTTCTCAAGGTGGTCGGCAAGAAGGCCAAGGAAGAGCTTGCGCCAATCATCAAGAGCTACGAAGCCAAGATTACCGAGCTTGAGCAGAAGCTTCAGGGTGTCAATTCGGTTGTCGCCCAGGACTCCCATGCCAAGCTGATGGAAACTCTGGACGCAAAGTTACCGGATTGGCGTGACCTTAATACTAACGAAGAATTTCTTTCTTGGTTGAGGTTGCCAGATCCTTTCTCTGGTGCTATTAGACATGACATGCTGAAGGCGGCGTATGCCGCAGGAAACGCCTCCCGCGTACTCGCCTTCTTCAACGGCTTCCTCGCTGAAGAGGCTGCTGTGGCCCCCGTCAAGGGCGACTCGGACGATGTACCGACCGAAAGGGTCGCGAAAGTCCCACTCGCGAAGCTGGCGGCACCCGGCAGAGCTAAGTCGGCGGCTGGTGAATCTGCCCCCGCTGAGAAGCCCACAATCACACGCGCACAGATCGCTCAGTTCTACGCCGACGTCTCCGCAGGCAAGTATCGCGGTAAAGACGCCGACAAGAGCAAGCTCGAGGCGATGATCTTCGAGGCACAGCGTGAGGGGCGCATCAGATAAACCTCTTCTTCTAGGTAATTTTCAAAATGGCTATTCCTTCTGGTTCATTTCCGGTAGCAGGCTCGCTTACGTCGCCCGCCATCTACCCGACCGGCGGTACTGGGAACGCATTCCAGACCAACGGATTTATTCCTGAAATTTGGAGTGGTAAGCTCGTCGAGAAGTTCTACGCCTCGACGGTGCTGAGCGCGATCTCGAACACAGCCTACGAGGGCGAGATTCGCAACCAGGGTGACCGTGTGCGTATCCGCACCAAGCCCACGATCACCATCCGCGACTATCGCGCTGACGGTGCGCTTGAGCTTGAGCGCCCCGAGGGCAACGATCTGACGCTGTACATCGGCAATGGTAAGTATTTCAATACGATCCTTGACGATGTGATGGACGTGCAGTCCGACCTCGACGCCCTGTCGATCTGGTCTGACGACGCCGCTCAGCAGCTCAAGATCAAGATCGACACGGACGTGCTCGGCGGCATTCTTGACGGTGCCAAGGCCACGACCAATCGTGGCACGGGTGCCGGTGCGATCACCGCAGGTATCAACCTCGGTGCAACCACCACTCCGCTCGCCGTGGTGCCGCGTTCGCCCTCTGCCGGTCAGGTGGAAATCCTCGATGTGATTCTGCGTCTGGGCCAGGTGCTCGACGAGCAGAACATCCCCGAGGAAGGCCGCTGGGTCGTCATGCCGGTGTGGGCCATCGCGCAGCTCAAGTTCTCCGATCTGCGTCAGGCTTACATCACGGGTGACGCCGTGTCTCCGATGCGCAATGGCCGTATCGGCATGATCGACCGGTTCACGATCTACTCGTCCAACCTGCTCCCCGCCGGTGTCGCCGGTGGTCTGGCTGCTGGCGAGTTCGCGATCTATGCCGGTCACGCTCATGGCCTCACCTTCGCCTCGCAGATCTCCAAGGTCGAGACGCTGCGCTCGGAGATGACCTTCGGCACGATCCTCCGTGGCCTTCAGGTCTACGGCTACCAGATCGTGGACAGCACTGCCCTCGCGCAGGCGATTGTTACCAAGGTCTAACGACTAAATGCTGGGGGCTTAACCGCCCCCAGCTTCTCCAAGCCCAATCAGTGGAGACCGCGCATGGCTCGATTTTCATCTACCAAGACCAGCCTTAACAGCGCCGTCGATACGCCTGCCGTAACGATCTATGCGGTCGGTCAGGTTTCCTGATCCTGAAGGGGGGCTCCGGTCCCCCTTACTTTACTTTGCGGAGTAACCGATGGCACTCGACACTGTTCAGGACTACATCGACAGAGCCAGGGTACTGCTCCTCGACGCCGTGCCGCCGTACCGCTACGAGACCGTCGACCTCGTAGAAAACCTCAACATGGGAATTTTGGAGGCGCGCAAGCTACGCCCCGATCTCATGAGCAGTTACTTCGCCACGTCCCTCCCGGATTTTACAGTAAGCAACCTGTCGGCCTCGGTGCCGATCGACCCGCAGTACCGGGTTGCTTTCGTTTATTACGTTTGTGGAATGTCTCAATTAAGAGATGATGAAAATGTCCAAGATAGCCGTGCAGCGCTGTTCCTGAACAAGTTCGTCTCTCAGCTTTTGTCAATCGCAGCGTGAGGAACCTGAATGCCCAACGCTGACATCACCCGCCTGATGAACAACGCAAGGATCAAGCTGCCGGGTGCGCTTGACTCGACCATTCAGCTTGAGATGTTCGGAGCGCTCGATGACTTCTTCGGCACGTCGAACATCTGGACCGAGGACATCGACTTCGCGGTAACGACCTCGACGGATATCTACAACCTTGTTCCAGCCGAGGACGGTATCATCAACCGCCTAATGAGCCTGGTTAACTCCGACGGCGTCATGCAACACGCCACCATGTACACACCCGGTGAGATCAAGCTTCAGTACAAGCCCACCCAGGCTGACACGTTTACCGCTCGCGTGGCGAAGACCGTAACCGATCCGGTGGATAACGAGAACTATCCGGTCTTTCCCGATTGGGTGATCGGCAAATACGGCAATGATATTCTGGACGGCGTCTTGGGGCGCATGATGGGGCAGCTTGCGAAGCCTTATTCCTCGCCCACCCTCGCCATGTTCCATCTCCGCAGATTTCAGCAGGCAATCAACAAAGCCCGTGCGGAAGCTATGCACGGAAACGTCTACCGCGCGCAGAACTGGCGGTTTCCGCAGTCCTTCGCGAGTGGGCGACATAGATCGTTTTGAGGTAATTCCGAATGGCTATTGAGCTCAAACACCCATTCCAATCTGCAAAGTCCGATGGCACAGATACCACGGTTGTCCAACCGTCCGATTGGAACGCCAATCACACTCTTACTGCCGCGCAGGGTAAGGTACTCGGCACTGTCTCAAACTCGACGACGGTGAGCGAGCTTCCGATCGAGGTTGACGCGACCAGCCAGTCCATCAAGCTGCCGTCTGGGACGACCGCTCAGAGACCAACACCCGCTGCCGGGATGATCCGCTATAATTCGGACAACAGCCGCTTGGAGGGTTACGACGGTGCGAACTGGATCGCCGCTGACAACCCTGTCAGACTGTCGTCTACTTCGCCAAGTAATCCCTATCGTGGCGATGTTTGGTTCGACACCGACGACAACGCCATCCAGGTCTACAATGGCACTTCCTTTGTGTCGCCGCTAGCCACTCCCCTCAATGCTAGCGTGACGACGGCAAGGATCGCCGACGCGAATGTAACACTCGCAAAACTCGCGGCGGCGGTGCAGGAAGCTCTTGCACCTGCGGGCTCGGTCATGCCGTATGCTGG